CTTTTATTTGAGTAAGACTCATGGGTGTCCCTTGTAAAAAATCTGGCCACAAATGATGGGCTCTTAATTCCTTTTTAGATACAAAGGGAGAGCTATCTATATGAGAAAACTCTATAGCGTTTTCTATAAAAAATGTTCTGATTTTTGTATCACTAGGAGTTCCCCTAAATGTAAATAAAAATGTCTCATTAGTATTTCTAATTTTATTTAATAATACATCTAAATGAGTAGAACCATTGAGATTAGGTAAATGATATCCTTGGCCTGGAATTGTTTCACCAATCCTTCCTTTGCCATGTTTTTCAGTATAAACAGCAGAGTTGTTTGCTAAAGCTCTTTGTGGATTATATTCCCACCATGCTCCGTACTTACAATGACGCATCTTATCATCTTCTAGTTCTGATAAAGATATCATAGCTGATCTTCTTACACCACCAACTACAACAACTTCTCCAATCTTACACAACAAGTCGTGACAGTCTATAGAAGATAGTTTCTTACCTACTGACTGTTTAAACTTAAATATAGTAAACTGAAACAACTGGTCTAGTGGTGCTGATCCTGATGCCCTACCACCAAATGTTTTTAATCTAGCACCTGCTGGTCTTACTTTAGATAAATCATACTTAGGAACTTCGCCACTATATAACAAAGCTATTAGCTGTCTTAATGCCTTAGCCCAACCTTCTTTGCTATCTGCTACTGCTATGGTTGTATCTGACTCAAACAACTGCTCTGGTATCTCTGGTAGCTGTGATACATATTGTTGCTCTACACTAAACCCTACACCTGTACCACACAAGAGTATATACATAGCTTCATCAAAGGCTTTTACATCATCTATAGGCAAATATGAGCAGTTATAACCGGCAGTGTTGTCTCTATCAAGTGCTTTACCAGCAGTCATTATAGCTCTCATGCTAGGCATTACTTCAAAGTTCTCTATAGCACTTTGTACTCTAGTAAGTGTTATAGGGTCTACCATATAACCATGTTCACTTTCTAAATGTTTTACCATAAAACCAACATAACGTTCTACTGATTCTTTCCAATCTTCTCTTCTACTTTGCTCTGGTAAGTACCTTGCGTATCTACTCTTTGCAATAAATTGACTATATGTGTTCA